TCAATGATATCAATGGTTATTTAACGATTTTGTGTAATTTTATGGCATTACAGAGAAACTACAGACGTTACAATAACAGAAAAAACCCCTAGTTTTGCTTTCACAAATATGTTTTTTAAAAGTTTTGATTTACTTTTAAAATATCCTTATATGAAAAGATGACTGAAGAGAATTTCTTTGATATGTTCAACCGGATACACAACCCGGATTATTACTATGGCAGACAGAAAACCCAAAAGAAGAAAACCGAGAAGAAAGAAACAGATCGTAAACGCCATACAGCCAAACGATATCCCATATTCAAAGTATCGGATAGAGTGGATTGATATCCTTTCGGATTCAGGTTGGGCTACGGATAAAGAATTTCATAGAATGAAGTTGGCGTTCCCAGTAAATGAGGGTTGGTTGTTTAGTAAGGACAGATATACTATTAAAATGTTTGCATCTTATGACAAGGATGTAGATACGAATGAGATTACCTTTGGGGACAGAACGATGATTCCTCTGGCTTGCATTAAGAAGATGGTTAAGATTAAGTAATGGATGAAGCGGAGTTTCCTGGAGGTGTTGACTGGTTGAGTGAAGAGAAGTATAACATATTAAAGGAGAAATATAATATGACTAAGAAAAAGAAAAAGAAAATAGTTAAGAAGAAAAAGAAAAAAACTAAAAAGAAAAGGAAATAATGTCTATCAAAGCTGTTAAGAAGCTTCGAAAGCTTAAAGATCAATTAGATAAGTTAGAAGAAAAAGAAGATGATCTTTTAAATGAAATTGATGAAGCCATTGAAGAGTTAGAAGAATCAGACGAAGACTAGGATGTGGAATCCGGATCGGTTTTTTGTGGTGGCGATGGTAATTTTTTTTCTGTCGATGCTATATTTTTTGACTCTGATTCCCCATTAATTTTTTTCAATGGTTGTAGTGGAGACGACTTAAGTCTAAGTTGTTTTTGCTTCTTCTTAACTGTTTCCTTAATATTATCCATTCCAACCCCCTCTAGAATAGGTGAATATTGATCGATGATTTCTTTCATCCGTGCTTCGAGTTCCTCGGTCGAAAGGTCATCCAGCTTACCGGTTCTTATAATTTTTTGTTCTATGTAGAGTCCTGCTGCTTTACCTCTGGCAACTTCAGCATTAACGGCTGCTGACCAGGCTCCTTTTTTAAGAGCATCAATATTTTCTTTTTTCAAATTATCTTTTTTTACACCTCCATGCATTTTTAAAGCTCTAATTGTAGCAACGACGACAACGCAATTTGGTTGAATATTTGCTTTGCGACATTTAATATTTAAAAATTTTTCAGCACCAAGATCAGCACCAAATCCTGCTTCTGTTACAACATAATCAGATAATTTTAAACCTGCTTTTGTAGCAATGATTGAATTACAACCATGAGCGATATTGCCAAATGGACCACCATGAATAATTGCAGGATTATTTTCAAGAGTTTGAGTAACATTGGGTTTAATGGCATCTCTTAACAATACTGTCATTGGACCATGAGCATTCAAATCTTTTGCGTAGATTGGTTTTTTTTCTCTAGTATAAGCTACAGTAATATTTCCAATTTTTTCTCCGAGATCTTTCAAGTTATTGGATAAGCAGAAAATTGCCATAATTTCAGACGCAACAGTAATGTCAAATCCATCTTCTCTAGGAAAACCATTCGCTACACCACCAAGATTAATATTTATGGATCGAAGAGCACGATCATTTAAATCAATTACTCGTTTCCATTCAATTCTTCTATTATCAATATTTAATTTGTTTCCCCAGTAAATATGATTATCAATTAAAGCAGATAATAAATTGTGAGCAGAGGTTATTGCATGAAAATCACCAGTGAAATGTAAATTAATTTGCTCCATAGGAACAACCTGTGCGTAGCCGCCTCCTGCTGCACCACCCTTCATTCCAAAAGAGGGTCCTAGGCTTGGTTCTCTCAAGCATACGACAGTTTGTTTTCCAATTTTGTTTAGTCCATCACATAAACCAACGGAGGGTGTAGTTTTCCCTTCACCGGCAGGCGTAGGAGTAATAGCTGAGACTAAAATTAAATTACTATTTTTTTCTTTTAATTTATCGATATACTCTAAATTTAATTTTGCAATATGACGTCCCATAGGAGTAAAAGCAGAGGGTTCATCAGGAACATTGAGTTTTGCAAGCACATCTTTGATGAGCTTCATTTTTGCGGCTCTTGCAATTTCAATATCGGATTTTACGCTACTCATTGGGTCTCCTATATTCAAAAATATGCGTTATGTATACATTATTTATAAGATCTATTACAAATAGAAAAATTTGGTGTGGTCATATAAGGTAAATCTCTATGCAAAGATATTCCATATTCAGTTTAATAAAAAATGCTTTTAGCAATCATCAGAACTGGGAGGTAGCTTGGAAAGATCCTGAACCAAAAAAAGAATATGATGAATTGTTGGTCAAAATACCAAAAAAGGTAGATTGGACAACATTGTCTAATTATGAACAGCAAGATTATACGATAGCATCACAAGAGCTTGCCTGTTCAGCAGAGGGCGGGTGTGAAATAGTAGACCTTTAATCGGAGAAACATGGAAGTTGAATTGGATGTAGACTGTAATAATTGTAATGCGAAATATACTATGATGTACGAAGCAGATGACATACGATCAAGACAAGAAGAACATGCATTTCATTGTTCTTTTTGTGGAATATTAATGGAACCATATTATGACGAATTTTTTGAAGAAGATTAAATTTGTCGCCGGAATTGATTATTCATTAACATCGCCCGCAGTATGTGTAGCAAAAATAATTGACAATGAGATAAAATTTGAAAATTGTAAGTTTCATTTTTTGAAACAAAACAAATCACATAAATCATTAAGTAAGATATTTGCATATGATTATCCAGAATATACGGATGAAATTGAAAGGTTTAGTAAACTTGCATCGTGGACTATTGAATGTATTCGATGGTTTGATGGCCGGGTAGATAAAGTTTATTTGGAAGATTATGCATTTGCAGCGACAGGAAGAGTTTTCAATATAGGAGAGAATACTGGAATACTCAAAAAACAACTTAAAGAAGCTGGATTCAAATATGTTACAATCCCACCCACAGTAATCAAAAAACACGCCACAGGAAAAGGAAATGCCAATAAAGAATTGATGTACGAAACATTTTTGTCAGAATCACATGTTGATTTAAAGAGCCAATTGTCTCCAAAATCAACCAAAATTTCTAACCCTGTATCTGACATTGTAGATTCATTTAACATATGTAAGACAGGATTTCACTTAAAGGAACAGTTATGCGAACCGAGCAAAACCCTTATCTAGTTGAAACAAAAAAAGGACAAATATTGAAATTTAGTAGAATAGATGCGGATAACGAAGCGGTATCTAAACAATTAGATGGTGATGATGTTGAAGTATATCATGATGGAAAACTCCAATATAAATTACATGGCATTGAACAAGGTAAACTTTTTTAAGAAAAAACTTGACATTTGTTAAATGATTTGTTATAATAATATAATAGAAATAAAAAATGTTTGATAAAATCTTACAGGCGGTTCTAAAATTCTTTGGAAAAGAGAAACCAGAACCACCCACAGAAGAAAATAATGAATCCCTTGAAGCACTTGAAAGAATAGAGGCTCTTGATAATATTGGAGAATCTTCATGAGCATGATGAAGTTTGATGACTCTAAAATAAAAGAAATTCGGAAAAGAAAAGAACAAGGCCTCCCACCACCACCACCTGACGGAGATGTAGTTGAACAATCAAAGAATGCAAAGGGTGGAAGTGAGTTGATTTATCAAAGAGTCAAGGAGAGAGTGACTGAAGACCTCTGGAACTACTTTCAGATCATTCTTTCAAGGGTTCGTGAATACGAAGATAAACCGAAAATCCTTTGGTTTCAAGATACATCAAAAGATCCAGAAGTACAATTTCTAAAAGACAAATCTTATCGTGACAAGTTTGAGCGATTTGTATTTCCTTCTGATTGGTCACTTGAAAAATATAATATGGATCTTGATATTGAATACGAAAAAAGTGTTGTACTAAAGAACGCAATCGAACCAATTCCAGTACATACCAAACCAAAAGATGTCCCGATTCGACTTGCATATACTTCTACACCACATCGGGGATTAGATGTATTGATTGGTGCATTTAAAGCATTAAAATTAGAGAATGTAGAACTTGATGTATATTCCAGTTTTAAAATTTATGGTTGGGAAGAACAAGACAAAGAATGGGAACCCCTTTATGATGCTTGTAAAGAAACACCAAATGTGAATTATCATGGAACGGTTTCTAATGATGAAATTCGATCAGCGTTACAACAAACACATATTCTTGCATATCCGAATGTCTATCCAGAAACAGGATGTATATCTGCAATCGAAGCGTTGAGTGCAGGATGTATTGTAGTATGTCCAAATCTTGCAGTTCTTCCAGAAACGTGTGCGAATTTTGCATGGATGTATGGAATGGTTCAAGATAAAACCGAACATGCAAGGAAGTTTGCGTATGTTTTGAAAGATGCAATTGATAAAAGACATATTATA